ACGGGCGAACTTGTCGAATTAAACTTTGCAAATTACCATCAATATCTTCGTCAACGGTACCGCCTGCATCGTCTTTAAATTGGATAGTGAGAATTAGTTGCGTAGACCCTGCATCTCTACGAGCATATACTTCATAATCATTAGCAGAGTATGTACCTGCAGGTGCTGCTTTGTTAAAAATCAATTGATCACTTGTAGACAGATCATACCATCCAATACCGTATGTTGTGCCTGCAGCCGATGCTGTACCAGCAACTGTAGTAGTAGAAGTATGATCAAAAGATATAGTACCAAATCCACTAGGAGTAGTACCGTTTCCTAACATTGTAGTCCACGTGATATTTTTAGGTGCTGAAGTAGATCCACCGCTTTTTGCTGCACTGATTAAAATTTGGCCGCCGCCATTAAAAAATGCTCGTGCATGATTAACTGCACTAACTGTTAATCCTCCAGTGGTGTATCCGGGAAAAGTTATTGTTACAGTGTGTGTCAAGGTGCCATTCCAACTGGCAGTTCTAGTTTGATTTACCAGTGTTTCTGTAGAACTGTTGCCGCCAGTGGTTGCCAATGTTAATCTAGACGATCTTATAAGATTAGCAAAAGTAAAATATTGATTGGCCAATGTACTGTTGATAGTAATAGCACTAGATGCCAATGCCAAACTACCGCTTTCACTTACTCCAGTTTGATGTTGTCTGGCTAGAATCATGTCGTTACGCAATCTTGACCATTGAATAACTTGTGCAGTAGTACCCGGAACAATCTGACTACTGGAAATTTCTTGCCCGTATCCTTCGTCTCCTGCACCTATTCCCATCACTGAAGATATGGTAGACTGTATGGTATTATAATCGGCTGCAAAAATTAATTCGCCTGTTACTTTTGGAAATACACCAGATGGCATCACTGATCCTTTATAATATTACACATTCAACTAGTTTGATACCAGCATCTGCATTTGTTTCTAGAGCAATAGCAAACACATTTGAATTATGTGCTGACGAAATAACAGCAGTACCATCATTGGCCGCTACCAATCTCTGTCCTTTAATCACAGTACCTGCAACTTTTACAGGAACTCGTCCTTTTAAGGCAACATAAACTCCGCCCTCTAAATCCTTGTTCATCATAAACGCTGGATTTTCACTAATTACACCTATTGCCTGGTCACCAGTACTACTGGCCGTTATTTCTTTAGAGCCGCCTACCGACACAACAGTTCCTACAGAATATTCTGCGTCAGGCAAATATTTTTCAGCCAAGTCAGCATATTGTGCAGAAGTTGCTGTACCATTAAAAATATTAGCGGCCAAATTGCCCGATGCGTCCCTAATAGCAACAGTGTTGGCTGTAGCAGCAACTGCGGCTGTTCGATATGTTCCGCCTACATTTAAACTGTCAGATTGTGTAGCAGGACCATTAAAACTGTTTGCATAAACAGTGGCAAATTTAAAAGTAGTAGAACCAATATCTGAAGTGTTGTCTACCCCTGGCAATACATCTTCTGCTACCAATCTTAATGGAGTTACAGTAACACTGGCTGACGTAGTTTGGAAAGCGATAGTATTGCCAACTTGGTTTTGAATTGTAGGAGTATCGCCGCCTGCAACAAAGACTCGCAAATCATTATCATTACCTACTCTAAATCCCACATCTGCAAAACTAACAAGTCCACTATAGTTAGATGCTGCGGCCAGTACAAAATCACTAGAACTTAATCCGTTTAATTTTAAAGAATTACTAGCAGTTCCCCAATACACATGATCTGTTGATGTTGTGCCCGAACTTGAATAAATTAATGTAGTTCCTTTTTTAATTAAACTATAGCCAGTAATTGCATTGCTAACGTTTAAGGTAAATTCATCTGCAGAAATTATAAAAACTGTAGTGCCATCGACAATAGATTCAATAATTGCATGACTATTGCCCAGCGTATCTAACACATTTCTAGATCGAAATTGTGTGGTGCCAGCACCGGAAACTCCCAATGGACCTATTAAAACAAATGCAGCACCGTCCCAAGAATATAGTTGTTTGTTAGTGTCGTCCCACCAAAAATCACCAGTAGTTAATCCACTAGGGGCATTGGGACCAACTTCGGCGCCACCGGTAGTTCTAAATTTAACACCATCGTAAAATTTAAGTTTGCTGTTAGAACTGTCAAACCAAATTTGTCCGCTCAATGGACGAGCAGGTGCATCAGCACCCGAGAAATTTTCTAGCAGATGCAAGAAATTTTCATTCTGAATTTCACCATATCCGGCATAGTTTTTACCAATTAATTTGATATCTAAACTACTATCGATGGTGCCGTCTTCAACTGTATAAGTTGCTGAACCGCGAAATCTATCTACACTATAAGACATTACCAAACCCCTTTATTCTATATTTATATCAAAATCACAGTCCGAGACCCGTGGTATATGCAGCGCCGCGCTCTATAGTTTTAGTCCAAACTCCGGAACCAGGGGCGCCTTGTATTTGAAACTGTTTGAATAGTCGCGTAACTGTGATAGTAGCACTACCAGTAGGTACACTACCAACGCTGAAATCTTCTAACACATTTTCTTGTGTAGAACCGTCTATACTTAACACGGCTTTGTAAGTTCTAGAAATCTGACTGGCTACATCAATAGCCGTAAACTGGGCTTGAGTGCTGGTACACAACACTTCGGCAAAAGTTCCAATTTGATAGGATGCGGGCGGATGCAGTGCAGTTAAAATAATAGCCACTTTAGTGTCAATATTACCCACTGTAAAATCACTACAATCAATCGTTACTGCAAGAGTTCTGCTTTTAACAAAAGTTTCTACAGAATTTTTAGTAGCGGCATCTTGTGCGCCAGAAGGATCAACAACGTTGGTAATACGGCTAGAGTCAACATTAACAACTCCAGTTCCTTGAGGAGATAATATCAAATTACCATTAACGTCCGTAGTAGAAATAGTATTACCGTCTAAAAGAATATTATCAACTGTTAGTTGTGTTTGTGGTCCAAAACTGGTAATACCCGGAGCACTGGTAATACTTGCTCCTAAACTTGTCGAACTTATAACTAATTGACCGTTTATACGGATTTCTTTGCCGACTGATAAATTGACATTATCGCTGATATTAAATTGGCCACCGCTGGCTCCATTGTCTTTTTCCCATAACATAGAGTGATTTGGTGTGCCTGTAACAATAAATCCGCCACCATCTGCATAATCTTCACTGGCAGTGCTGTCACTAGATTTTGCTAAAGTAATAACTCTATCTTCAACAGTTAAATTAGTAGTTTCAATTGTAGTTGTGGCACCTTTAACTGTTAAACTGCCACTGATAAACACGTCACCGCCTACATCCAATGTAGCCACCGGATTAGATTTGTAGATACCTATTCGTTGATCAGTGGCACGAATTGTAAAAGCATCTTCTAAACCTGCACCGGTCTTTGTTCTAATTTTAAAATCTTGACCAGTATTATTACTGATATGCTCTATAAGCGTTAGACTGGTTCTAATTTCATTGTTTTGATTAGGTCCAAGTATTAACGGTGTAGAGTTTTGAATTGTAACTGTGCCTACTGTGCTGGTATTTTCTTCAGTAAGCATGAAACTGCTAGTAGTTTTAAGGGCGCCGCTAGGTGCTACCAATGCATCAGCAGCGGCCGATGTAATGTAAAATTTCTGACCAGTTAATGTACCAGGGTTAAATCCTCGTCTAATCTGTCCAGTAAAACCCGTAATAGGATTTAACGGAGTATATGCAGTGTCTTTGCTAAAAATTCCAAGTAGACTGTTACCTATCCATAGAAAAACCGCAGTGTGTTCAATTAGAAATGAGTCTACTATTGTGATAACTTCAAATCCACTTTTTCCTTGAGTATCTTTATAGATTGGTCCTGCTAATGTTACATCAACACCATCATAAAAATATAGTTGTTTATTGATATTATCGATCCAAAAGTCACCTTGGACAAAAGTAGTAGGCTGTGATCCTGAAACAATAGGGCCACTTCCTACTCCGAAACCAGTGCCGTTATATACTTTAAGACGTCCGGTTGCTGTATCATACCATAACTGTCCTGCTATGGGATTATTGGGTTGCGTCGAACTGGCAAAATTTTCTAGAATTTTTACAAAGTTTTCATTAATGAATTCTCCGTAGCCGCTGACGTTTTTACCAATTAGCGTAATGTCTGTTGAGGTTTGATCAATCGCAGAATCTGCCACTTGTGCTAACACTGATCCATCAGTTTTGTTAATATTATACGTCATTTTTATTATCTACCAGTGTAAATGATATAGTTAACTGTCATGTAGGGATTCATGATACTAAAAGCAACCCCTAGACTTCCAGCAGTGTCAATACCGCCACTAGTTGGGAGATATTGCCCAGTGCCGGTTGCAGTAGGACCTTGTCCAGTAATATAGTTAGTGTCAGGGATAACAGTGTTTGAGTTTCTAAATGCAAAAAACTGTGTTCCTGCGTTGGCTCTTAAATCATGTTCATGATCAGGAATGTTAGACAATGTTAAAGATTTTTCAGCAGTACCAGATCCTGTGCCCAATGTATCAGCAGAAACATCAGTTACTCTATCTGCATTGCCACCGCCAGCATCGACCAATATAGTTGGATCAGCAATACTAGGTACAGTGTTGCCGTTGTCCATATTGTCTCTGCCTAACGCAAATCTTCCCCTTAAATCCGGAAGTGCAAAAGTAGAACTGCCAATAAGCAAAGATGTGGCTTTGAATGTATAGCCTATAACTGCAAACAGTTCAGGATAATCACCAATTCTAATTTCACTACCGTCACAGAACAAATAGCCCGTTGGGGGCGCTGAACCACCAAAGCCCATGATTGTTCCAATTGGCATGGTTGCTACACCTTGCAACAATGTTGTCTTGGTAAGTTTTCTTAATCCTGTGCCCGGACGATTAATTAAAATTTCATCATTAAGTTGACTAGTAAGTGCTTCTGTTCTATTGGTTAAAAAATCTTGACTGATAGTAGTAGTGAAAGTTGCAAACCCTGCAGTACTTTGTCCGTCAAAACTTACAGTGTTGCTGGAAACTTCACCAGTAAGTTGAAAAACAGTAGGTGAACTTAATTTACTAGCAGATCCTGTAACATTGCCAGTGACGCTGCCTGTTAAATTACCAACAAATTCTTGAGATAACATTTGATCAGCATATATTCTACGCCATGCTTTGCCACCGGTTAACGGTTCTGTACCTAGATCGTAAGTTCCGTCGGCATCCGGAATCACATGATATGTAGTCGATGTGCCAGTAACTGTGAAATTACCACCCACTCTTAAATTTTTAGTTATGGCTGCGCCGCCTGCAGTTTTAATACTGCCTGTAACTAAACTGGTAGAATCCGTAGTTCCTGCAACAATTAAACTGTCACTGGTTCTGATGTTGCCAGTAACATCTAACGCTTCGGCAGGTGCAGTATTGTTAATACCAACTGCTCGTGTGCTGTCGATCCGCAGTACCGTAGAAGTTACTCCGTTGTTGACTGTTTTAAAATCAAATGCTGATCCGTTGGCCTTGTTGTTAAATGTAGGGATATTACTGTCAATGGTGATGCTTAATTCACCTGAACTACCAACAGTAAGTCCGCTAGGGTTTCGAATGTTGAACTGGAAATTTGTTGTACTTG